TGGACGTTGCGTAACGGCCAGCCGGTGCAGGTGCAGTAATGGCTGATGAATGGCAAGTCGTAGGCGAGACACCCGCTGGCTCCGATAGCCAATGGCAGGTCGTCAATGAGACGCCCGCTGCCCCGGCATCCACGCCCATGCAGGACCTCAAAAAGGGCGCCGTAGAGACGTTTTACGGGCCTCTGGAGGCCGCTGGACGTATGGCCTATGGCGCCATGGCTACGCCCGTGGCGGGCCTCGCAGGGCTTGCACAGGGCGCCTACAACGTCGGACGCGAGGCGCTGGGCTATCAGCCCGGTATGCCCGCCGGCAACGTGGTCGAAAACATCATGAACGCCCCAGGTCCGGCACGGACTCAGGTGGCCCAGACGGTTGAGCGCGGCATGGGCACCGTGTTCAACCCGGCCATCCAAGCCGCTCGAGCGCCAGGGCGAATGATTGCCGAGGCGGGCGCCCCGGCGACGGGCGCCATCGTGTCCGCCATTCCCGAAGCCGCCGCCAGTTTGATGGCGCCGGAAGCCCGTGGCGCCATGCGTGCGGTTGGCGAAACCGCTGGCCGCGTGCTGCCGCGTCCGCCCGTGGCGCAGGTCGTACAGCAAGCTCGACAGGCCGGCTACGTCATCAAGCCCTCGGAGGCTGGCGCGACGGTCGGTAAGGTGGCCGAAGGTTTGACCGGATCGCCCCGGCTGTCCATTGAGGCAACCATCAAAAATCAAAAGGTCACCAACGACCTTGCTGCGACCGAATTGGGTCTGCCTAAAGGCACAAGCATAACGCCCAAAGTCATTATTGATTTGAAAAAACCGCATAACGCGGTTTACAAAGAAGTTGGCGAGCTCGGCAATGTCGTAACGGATGACACGTTCAAAAACGAAATGACGGGGATCGGTCGCGCTCCGGGAACCAGTTTCCAAAAAGTGCGCAATCCCGATATTGAACGGTTGCGCGAGCAGTACACCGAAACCGAATTTAATGCCAAAGACGCGGTGCTGCAAATCCGCATTTTGCGACGCAATGGCAGCAAAAACCTCAAATCTCCAGATCCGGCAAAAAACGAAGTTGGATACGCCGAGCGTCAAGTGGCTGATGCCATTGAAGCTCAATTGGAGCGTCACGCAACGGCTGTCGGAAACCCGGACCTTGTAACGCGTTTCCGTCAAGCTCGACGAGAACTTGCGAAAATCAACAACGTCTCGGATGCCATGATCGCGGCAACAGGCGACGTTTCTGCGTCCAAGCTGGCGAAGGCAAAAGGCAAAGGCGCCCCGTTGACGGGAAACCTTGCCACCATTGCCGACACGCACGACGCATTCCCAAGTGAGATGCGCGACGTTTCCAAGTTGCGTAACAAAGTGCCTATCACCGTGTTGGAAGGTGTGGCAGGTCTGGCCGGTGGCGTTGGCGCTAAATTCGCAGCCAGTCCGGCGCTTGGCGCGGCCAGCCTTGCCGCCGTTACCGCTCGACCGCTGACCCGCAAATACTTGTTGTCTGAGGCGTATCAAAACCGTCTGGCGGGTCGCACGCCGCAAACGCTGGGCACTTTGGGCAAAGTCAAAAAGAAAAGCAAAGAAACACTCGGTCGCGTCGCACCGTACACCGCCGGCCAGCAGGATCAGCAGCAATGAAAGTGCTTTGTATCGAACTTGAGGACAGCGGCTGCGGGCTCGACTTCGTGCTGCGTTGCGTCCAAGCGGGCCACAAGGTCCGTTACTACAAAAAGGCAGACGGCAACGTTGAGCCGGGTCGCGGGTTCCCAGGCGTCGAACACGTCGACAACTGGGCCACGTGCATGAAGTGGGCCGACCTCGTGTTCATGACCGGCAACGACCAGTTCTTACCGCGTATCGGCGTGTTCCAAAAAAACGGCGACGTCAAGTTCTTTGGGCCGTCGAAAGCCAGCGCCGACCTCGAAATCAAGCGCGAGCTTGGCATGAAGTTCCTTGAGGAACACGGCATCGAGTGCCCGCCGTTCAAAACTTTCAAGTCGCTGGATGACGCTCTGGCGTACCAATGGGGATCGTCGGATCGGCATGTGTTCAAGACCCTCGGGTCCGAAGAAGACAAGTCCCTATCCTACGTCGGCAAGTCGCCCGCCGACATGGTGGCTCGCATTCAGCGTTGGAAGAAGCTTGGCATGGCGCTGAAAGGCCCGTGCATGTTGCAGGAGTTCATCCCGGGCCACGAGTTTGCGGTCAGCCACTGGCTCGGCTCCGACGGCTGGGTCGGCTCGCCTAACGAGAACTTTGAACACAAGAAGCTGTTGTCCGGCAATTGCGGCCCGAACTGTGGCGAGGCCGGCACGATCATGAAATATTGCAACGAGTCGATCCTGTTCGACGAGGTGCTGGCGCCGCTGGAGCAGGGCCTGCTTGAGCTGGGGCACCTTGGCGACGTGGACGTCAATTGCATCGTGGATGAAAAGGGCAAGGCGTGGCCGTTGGAGTTCACCATGCGCCCGGGCTGGCCGGCGTTTAACATAATGCTGGCGACCCACAAAGGCGACCCGGTGCAATGGATGCTGGACGCCTGCAACGGTGAGGACACGATGGACGTGTCGACCGCGATCGCGTGCGGCATCGTCGTTGCCCAGCCGGACTACCCGTACTCCGACCGTACCAAAAAAGAGACGCTGGACATCCCGTTCTACGGCGTGACGCCCAAGAATCGGCGGTTCATTGCGCCCCAGTCGATCCGCATGGCCAAGATGCCCGACATGGACGGCGACAAAATCGTCATGAAAGACATGTGGGCGTCCTGCGGAGACTACCTAGCCGTCGTCACGGGCACCGGCAAGTCGGTCAAACAGGCCACCGAACGCGCCTACAAGGTGATTGAGGACATCCATGTCCCGGACCTCATGTGGCGCGACGACATCGGTGAGAAGCTTGAAAAAGAGATCCCGGCTCTGCAGGAGCATGGGTACGCAACAGAATTCACCTACGAGTAAACCACCATGGCCCTCGGATACCTCGTTCCCGTCGCCAACACCCTGCAGGTCTTTACTGACCAGGGCATCATCGGCAGCGGTTATAAGCTCTACACCTACGTCGCCGGCACCACGACGCCTGTGGTGACCTACACCACATCGGGCCTGACGGTCGCCAACAGCAACCCGGTGGTCCTGCAGTCGAATGGCCGGCTGCCGAACGCGATCTGGGTGCCAAGCGGCACGTCGCTCAAGATCTGCCTTACCGACACGACCGGAACGGTCATTTCGGGTGGCACGTTTGACAACCTGACCGGCATCAACGACCCGGCGGCGATCGCCATCACCGCGTCGCAGGTGTCGGGCTTGGCCGCCTCGGCCACCACGGACACGACCAACGCGTCCAACATCACGTCCGGCACCCTGCCAGCGGCCCGTATAACGGCGCTGAACGGCGTTCAGTTCACCGGCTGGGCTGCGACTACCCCCTACGCCGTGGCGTTCTCAGCGACCGCCATGACGATCGACTGCAGCCAGTCCAACGTGTTCACGACGACGTTCACGGCCAACGTGACGGTCGCGCCCACCCTGACCAACCCGAAAGACGGCCAGACCATCAACTGGTTCATCACCCAAGACAGCACGGGATCGCGGCTCATCACGGGCTTCTGGCCGGCATCGTTCAAGTGGGTTGGCGCGTCTGCCGGCGTCCTGTCCACCGCGGCCAACTCGGTCGACATCCTCGTGGCCACCTACCGGGCGTCGACCTCGAGCTGGTACTGCACGCTCCTCAAGAACTTCGCATGACCTTTGCCGCGCTCACACTGCAGGTCTCGGGTGGCTCCGGCGGTGGCGGCGGTGGCGGCGGCGCATTGACCAACGTCACGACGGGCGTAGGGTTGTCGTCGTCGAAGGTCAACGACTACACATGGTGGGGCTGGCTCCAGACTCCCAATTTCGGTGCCATATACGGCCCCTCTAGCGCAATCGGCAGCTCAACCCCGACGAACCCGACCTTGCGCGGCTATCCAGTCGTTGGCGTCTACGCTGGTGACGGCGGGTCGGGTGGATCAAGCGCCTACACGTACACGGTCGCGGTGGCCGGATCGGCAACCACCGGCCTCGTCAACAGCCTGACGATCGACTCCACGGCGATCGGCGCCAGCACGCTCGTCACAATCGCAACGTATCAGCCCTATTACACTCTTTTCCGCTTCACGCTGACGACGCCAGGCACTAACTTGTTCGGCACGAGCGGATCGCACACGGTAACGATCGCATGAGCTGCGTTCGGGCCATCGTGACGCTGTTCGTGGTGGCTATTTTTTGCCTGTGGGCAATTGTTCAACACGCAGACAACGACGACGACAAACGGAGAAAACCATGACCCTCATTTACACCAATCTGATCGCGTTCGTCCTCGGATTTGCCGGCGGCTGGCTTGCGTTCCGCAAGGCTGGCGCCAAGGTCGAAGCCGAGGCCATTCAGGTCGAAAACGCACTCAAGTGACAACCGTGGAAAGTTCAAAAACCGCTGACAGCGCCGCTGTTGTGACGTGGACCGCATGGGGTCTCAGCCATCTGGCCGAGGCCAATGCGGTGTTGCAATTCATCGTTTTGTGCATTGCGCTCGTGTCGGGCATTTACGCACTGGCGTTCCATTACACGCGTTATTCGCGGCTTGAGTCTCGCAATGAGTGACGCGCTCGAACTTGCGTTGCCCCGGGTCAAACAGGCCGAAGGGTATCGCCAGTTCCCGTACAAAGACACGGTCGGGGTGTCAACGATCGGTTACGGCTGCGCCTTGGACGTCGGCTGGCCAGAGCCGTTCGCGGCTGCCGTGTGCAGGCTTCAGCTTGAAAATGCTGACGCCGCGTGCCGGCAGCTGGACTTTTATGCGGACTTGGACACGGTCCGGCAGTCCGTGATTCTTGAAATGATGTTCAACCTAGGGACTGAAAAGTTGTCACATTTCGTGCACTTGTTTGCATCTATTCGCGCAAAAGATTATGTTGCAGCGGCGCAATCCATGCTGGACAGCAAATGGGCCATGCAGGTCAAGGGTCGAGCGGTTCGGTTGGCTGCACTCATGCAGAAGGGGACGGACGCATGATCGACAGACTCAAAAAGATTGGTTTGTATGCCGTTGACCGGCTCAAAGAGCCGTCATCGTGGGCGGGTGTGTCGGCCATGCTGGCGCTGCTGCATCACCGGGTGACGAGCGAACAGGCTGCCGACATTGCGTCGGTCGGAACGCTGGTGGCCGGCATCGTGGCCGTGGCGGTGTCCGAATGAACATCCCAGCGGCGTTTCACCTTCTCGGGCACCGGATCGAGGTCAACAAGATCCACCAGTCTGAATGGCCGCACGGCGACGATTGCGTCGGGGTTTGGGACCCGCTCAACCACAAAATCGACCTGTTGGCCGAGTACGACGGCACCCGGGGCGATCACACGTTTATGCACGAGCTGCTGCATGCGGCTCTGCACCTGATGAATCACAAACTGTCTCACGACGAGAAGTTCGTGGACACGCTGGCCGGGATGCTGCACCAAGCGTTGACCAGCTGCGAATACCCGAAGGCCGCCCGAAAGCGGTCATCCAAGAAGTGATGTGCGACGCCACCTCATTATCCCGGACACCCAGATAAGGCCCGGGTCGGACACGACGCACATCGGATGGGCGGCCAACGCCATTCTGGAATACCGCCCCGACGTCATCGTCATCATTGGCGACTGGTGGGATCTGCCGTCGCTGTCCACGCACGACGCACCGGGTTCCAAGGAGGCCGAAGGGCGACGGGTCAAGCCCGACATTGACGCCGGCAACGAGGCGTTCCTGAAGCTTGTGGAGCCGTTACAGAGCAAACGGCTCAAGCTGGTGGAAGGTCACCGAAAGCAATGGCATCCTGAATGCCATTTCTTGTTTGGCAATCACGAAAACCGCCTTGAGCGGGCGATCTTCCGCGATCCCAAGTGGGAAGGCGTCATCTCGACCGCCAGCCTTGAAACCCCCGGGTTCCAACGCCATCCGTTCCTCAAGATTGTAGAAATCGACGGCATCAAGTATTGCCATTACTTTCCAAACCCCTACAGCGGGCGCCCGATCGGCGGCACCATCGTCAACCGGTTGAACGCGATCGGCGGCAGTTTTGTGCAGGGCCACCAACAGGGGTTCTTGTATGCGTCCAAACAATACCCGGATCACGTGGCTCATGGACTGGTGTGCGGACGCTTTTACCTGCATCACGAGAGCTATCGCCCCGAGGACGTCCAAACGTCCGAATGGAACGGGATCGTTGTCCTCAATGAGGTCCGCAATGGCACCTACGACCTTATGCCGTTGTCGATCGACTACCTGCGTCGAAAATTCAGCTAAGGGAGCTGTCATGCGAAAGAAGAAGGCGAGTGAGATTGAGATTGAGATTGTGCAGACCGATTCCGAAGTGCATCACCCGGATCATTACTGCCAGGGCGAGATCGAGGCGATCGACGCCATCGAGGCCGCGCTGTCGGTTGAGGAATTCCGCGGCTACCTCAAGGGCAACGTCATGAAGTACACCTGGCGCGAGGCGCACAAGGGCGGTCCTGAGGACGTCCGCAAAGCGCAGTGGTACCTCGACCGTCTGGTGGATCTCGACTCATGATCTGGCTGGCGCTGTTGCGGCGGTTCTGGTGGGCGATCCCGATTGTCGTCTTGCTGGCGATCGCTGGCGTCTACCGGATCGAACGCAACAGCGCCCGTGCTGAGGTGATAAAACTTAAAACCGATTTAACATTGATGCGGGCCGCGTTGCAGCGGGATCTGGACGAAGCCAGACATCTCAAGGAGATTTCAGATGGTCAGAATGCGTCCAGCACGGCTGCTGCTCGGCTGTTTGGTGACGAGCTGGGTCGCCGGGTGCGCGACTACGAAGACCGTTTACGTGCGTGTTCCATGCGAAGCGCCGGCCAGCCTGTCGAGCCCAGCCGAATCGACCCCGTACCTCAAGCGATTGCAGAAGCTCTTGCTGCCTGCGCCCGCGACGCCGCCCGCCTCGACAACGCCGCACAGTGGGCCGATTCCATAAAAAGGCCGAGGCCGTAAGACCTCGGCAACCGGGGGTCAATCGTTTCTACGCTTTGGCGTTGGCTGCCAACAGGTATGCCGCCGACTCGGTGCTGGCAATGGCCGACCAGCCACCCTTGCCAGGGCGAGCGTCGCCGTTGTAACGCCACACCTTGCTTTCACGCTGCCGGGTCTCAATGGACGGACGCGGCCCGACCATCTGCCAAATGATTTCGTTGTCGTCGATCTGCCACGACCCGATCGGGCCGTCGTCAGGAATTCTGACCAACCACATAACATTCCCTCCCTATTTGCCAAAAAAGTGGCAAATGATCCAGAAAATCAACACGAACAACCCCATAATGACAATGCAGTCAAAGGTTTCCTCGTACTTGCGCTGCTGGCGCTCGCGCTTTTCGTAATCGAATTCCATCATTTCCTCCTGTTGGCGTTGATGGACCGCCACACGTCAATAACGATCTCGGCCCGCTCCCGACGCGCCTTGAGCGTCTCGTACTTCTGAATGGTCTCAATCAGCCGATCGTCAGCGGCTTGGGCGTCCTCGTGCGTCTCAGCCCGGGCCTGACGTTCGGCAACCGTACCGTCGGTGGTAAGGAAGATCCGAGCCCGAACGCGCTTCCGATTGATTTCGGAACGCTCAAGCTCGGCCTTCTCAATGGCGTATTCCCGGTCGGTCTCGGCAAGGTATTCGAGCGCCGATTCCATCCGGTCCTGAGTCACCTCACTCATTTGCCGCCCTGCTGGAGGTTGCGCAGCTGACCGACCTCGGAGTCCACCTCGGTCAGAAACCGACGCACCTCGGACTCGTAGGCCGCGATCACCGCCTCGTCACGCGGCACCCGGATGCACCAGTAGTCCAGTCCGGGCGGCATCCGATCGTCGAACGACACGAAGTCGCACCATTGAGCGCCCGTCACCCACATGTTGTGCATCACCTGGGCGCGGTAGTCGCTGGGCAGCTCGCGTTCCTTGAGATACGACACGTGGGTCGCGCTCTTGGGGCACTTGATCTCCAGAATCCCCTCAAACGAGCGGATATCGCCGTCCAGCGAGCATCCGACGGCCAGATCCTCACGGACGACGAACCCGGTCTGACGAACGATGTTGCCGCTTTCGGCCTCGTACCGGGCTCGAGCGCGGGGCTCGCTGTCGATCCCCCACTGCATCGCAGCGGACGTGAACCCGCTTTCCATCGGGGTGCCGGTGAGGCGCTCAACGGCCAGCTGGACCCGGAGGTCGCGGCGGGCGGCGGGCTCGCCACCGGACTTGAGCTTGGCGAGGATGTCGGCGGCCACGGAGCCGGTCAGACGACCGGCCCGCGCC